GATAATCCAAATAGCAAAGTAGATCAACCATGCCCTCCAAATTCTAAAAAGTGTCCGTCGGGAGATTGTAAACTAACTACAGATATCTATGGTATCTGTTAATAATGGACCATTGCAGAGAGTGTTTGATAAATAAGTGTAATGAAAAATATCGGTGGAATTTTTGTTCTTCTGCATGTTTCGTAGAATGGTACAAAAAACGAATTGGGTGTTAAAAATAAGAACAAGGCATGTTAACTACAATCAACAATGCTATTCGATTTCTTCTCAGGTCCGTACGTCGGCACTGCGAAGAAGCTGAAATTCAAAACATTCTTATTGATTTTGTAGATGCATATGTTGACGAAGGACTTTCTAGAGCAGAAGGGAATAGAATTTTAACTGATTTAGGAGTTACTGTATGTCGTGGTTGTCGCGAGAACCAACCGAACCAGTTAGCTCACACCGACTACGGAGGATGTTTATACACCGAAAACGGATAATAAAGTATCTATAACTTAGATAGTAGGCAAAATGCTAATCGAATATCTAGACGAATTCAAGGAGGGAACTACCATCCGTCGTGTCTTTCTCTACGAGGACAATGACGACGCGATCATGACCTGCGAACCGTTATATGAGGATGAGTTTGAAGAGGAGGATGACGCAGATGGTGACTATGATGGCCCTGTTGAAGAGGCAGATGGTTCAGAGCTCTAATGAAAAAATATGCCCGGCGGGCTGTTTTTTTCTTACACAAAAGGGCTAGTCGTATTCATTGAAATAAGAGACGGCAGATGATCATGTGCATCATGTGCATACATCTTCATCACAAACTGGCGATAGTTTGTCGGTACAGTTCGCGTATCAGTCACGTAGTGGAACTTGCGTCGCGTATACAGAACGAAGTTAGAATTCGGGCACAGAAGGTTTGTGAGATCCCGCATGGTACCCTGCTCAGATAGCAAGCTATGAATGGAGATGTTAAACGGGCTCATCTGCTCCTGCGAAATCGCCTCTCCCTCCATGGAACTGAGATAATCGAAAAGAACAAACGTAAAGTCCTTGTGATTGTTTCGAAGTGCATACTGAACACGCTTGTAAGCCTTGTCCACATCAATAAGGGAGAGGATGTAGATAGCTGAGCGATTGTGGTGATTAGTGAGTGCCATTTGAATAGCAAAAAGCTTGGATGTGCCACATCCGTTTTTAAGGAACTAGTCACGTCCCGTACCACGAGCCACGAGAATGATTGCGAAGCTACACTTCTCATCGCTCATACGCTGGGTCGTGTAGAAGACGTTGTGAGCGGGAAAGCTGAGAAATGACTTGAAGAAGTCGTGAGTGCTCTCCTCCTCGACTGCCTCCAATACCGTGTCCCCTGACGGAAGCATCTGGTCCATATGGATTCGAGAGCGAGGGCGAGTGTGAACGAACTCGAAGAGTGTAATCTCGTGGTCGACATCGGGAGAGTCCATCACAGTCTCATAAGTTGATGCGAACGTCGTCCAGTCGATGAGTGCCATGATTTGTAGGATGTTGTTTGTCATGACTGCCATTTTGAATGCTTTACTTGGTAACACTTGAAATTCCGTTTTCAACTTCTACTAATCCAACATTGAATATCATTTTTCCGTGATTTCCGTTGCTAAACCGAAAGATCTCAGGATCAGTTCCATGACAATTCCTACAGTTACATGTTGACATTACCGAACCATTATATACGCCTAAGACATATCCATTTGTTACATACGCATAAGTGGTTCCAACTTTGAGATCACCTTGAATTGTTACAACCTTCATTGTACCTAAAACTCACCTAGGACTGGGAAACAGATTCGTTTTTTAACACCAGACCCATTTCAAAGACTGATTCGGTAAAATTTCCATTAGTGAACTGATACACATCCATAGTCTGCGATAGATGACACTTACAATTAATACGGTCTCCATACTGAACAATAATCTTACCGAGATATTCACCTATACAATGCTTTGAATCCTGAAATTCATAAGACTTACCGATTACAATATTAGTCTTAGTCGCCATTTTGGTTTATAAGTTTCGTCTTGTGAAAACGGATTTAGTTTACTGTATATCTTTGATGTCATGGAGTACGACAATCACATCAAAGAATGGGAAAGCTGGATGTCATGGTTTGAGGAGCTAGAGGACTGGCTTGACTTTCAAACTCAGTGCATTGATTGAAAACGGATTTCTTGGGTGTAATAATACTTATTTCGGTGGTCAAAGCAAGATGCCAAAGCGAACAATTCGCCAGACAAAGGAAGAGCAGGAGGCCTACAATCTCGAGAAGTATGTCTTGTATCTCGAAGAGAAGGATGCGGACGAGAGGGAGGCGAAGCGCCTGCGGATGACGAAGCAGGGAACGATCCGTGAGAGTGACGGCTGGGAGACCGTTGTGAAGGGACCCAAGTCGGGCTGAGCCATAGAAGGCTCAGTTTTTACACTGACCTGATAAACTCCCAATGCAGGTAGGAACAAATCTTCTCCCAGATCGTATCGTGTGCTATAAGACGGTCGCGACTTTTTAGCAGAGGAAAGTATATCTTATACTCATCTAGTTCGAGTAGTTCGAAGAACTTATAAAGAATATAAGAGTACGAGAGGAAATTAGTGCGGTCATCAGGACAATACAAGAGAAAAGGGGCTTGTATTTCTTGGAACATTGCTCGTACCTTCTCTTCAATCTCTGGGGTGATAGTCGGTGGCGGGTTTCCATTAAGTCTTGATAGGATATGGGTGGCATGTTCGTAATACTTAGATCTATTCAGTTTCTTTAAAATCTCACGCATAGCAACCTCACTCAATTCTGCTACATTCTGGATTCTTCTCTTTCTGATTTCTAAGATAACCTCGTTCATTACCTCGTCAGGAATAATAGTAGATTCCTTTGCCTGAAACTGATTCAAAATCTCATTTAGGTGATTAATCTTTTTGTATGCATAGTTATTGCGTTCCTTCGGTGGGTCTCTAAATGAAGGAAAATCGCTAACAACTAACATGTATTCTTCTGAGCCACATTTGGGACATACTAAGATACCATCCTCAGAAAGTTCCTCTCTTGCGACATTACAGCGTTCACAATGCTCTGTTGTGTCTTTAACTTTCTCAGACGGCTCGATACCTGTATTCATCTTCATACGTGACGTAAACTCATCATATAAATCCTTCTTAGAAACTCCTGCATCTTCTGTTGTAGGTGCCATCAAGTATTTAACAAATGTATTTTGATCAGCAGGGGTTGTAGACACGGACTGTATCTTATCAGCTGAACCATAATACTTTAATATGATATCAGCATTCTTCAAGTAGTAATCTTTAAGGGGATCTTCTTGTGCTAATCTCTTTCTAATAGTTCTTAGTTCTTCCTGAAGCTTTGTAGCAGTATATACTTCGGTCATATCTTCGAGCTGTTTTTCAATTTCAATTTCTCTTTCTTTAAGATCTTCGATATTTACTGTTACATCCTTCATTGTAGTTATCAAATTCTGATGTATAGAATCTAAGGTGCCCGAAACATCAGTAACTTTAGATTTTACAAGTTCTCTAGACTTCTTAATCCGAAAAATGTTATCCATTGATAAGTTTTCAACGCTTCCCTGAAAATATCAAATAAAGAAATCCTAATCCTGCCAGAAGAGTTGGAAATATCGAACCTTGATTGCTAAATGATTCTGAACTGGGGATTGGGGCAGAGCAATTTGATATGTCTACTTTCTGACAGATATCAGAATTAAAATCAGGATCTAAACTTGTGGTAATGAACTGGTATTGGCTACCAGATGTGACAGGACACTGATAACATTCGCACGGTGGCGAAGCATCGGCGGTCATAGCAGAAAAGATGTACAATGGGTCCAAACCTTCGATATCATCAACAACACCTGGAATCAACCCATTAAAACTAGCTCCTAATTCTCCAATCGCGGAAGGTTGTGAGCCTGCACCTGTATTCATATTATTCACATAATTGTATCTTGATCTTAGCTGTCCATCAGGAGCTACGCACGTACCACCAGTATTAACAAAAAATTGATTACCCAGTGGCGGGTCACCCGTGATCAAAGCCTCAACATAATATGCAATTGCGTTAGAATTGGTTCCTAGCTGTCCGAAAGTTCCTGCCGAACCAACTCCCATAGTTGAAGGACCCTTGATTTGATCAGCATAGCTATAGTCTGGACCCAGAATGTCGGTTGATACATCTTCTCCTGATGCTAATGCAGAATAAAGTGGATTACCTGCCATTATTACTACTCATGTTTTTTGATATACTCAACTACCTGTTTCTTAAATGATGGATTTGTTAGAGCACAAGGTCTTTGAATTGTGATAGCTTTTACAGCCTCTTCTAACGTCAAGCCAAACTTACGACACATATATATGAGAACTAGAAATCCACTACGATTGATACCACATTCGCAGTGAACGTATACAATTCTACATTCAGGATCGCTTAGAAACTTATTCATGGTCTCTTCAAATAGTGGATAGTATTTTGTGATATTTTCGCTTAGATTGTCTCGAGCATCCAAGCATACGCAGTTATCGGGAAAGTATATTCTAAAGAACCCCGATGTAAAATCGTCTTCTGCACAATTGATTATGTGAGTAATATTTGGATTAAATGGAATATTAGCTGATCCAAACCAGATTCTAGGATGAATTATGGCAGGAGGATCTTTTTGCCAGCCTTTGGAATTACGTCTGTAGTTGTCCCACATGCTTATCTAATGTGAAGTTGAAAACGAATACGTTTTACACTTTTAACTTTATTTCAAATGATGAACTTTGCAAGCTATAAACCTGAAGACTATGAAAAATACCTTGATCCTAATTGTGGTGTTAATCGACCGTGGATTTTAGACCAGTTTCTTATGGATCCTAGAACGACTAAGATGGTCGATAATCACTGTACGAAGCTTCATATTGCGATTATTGTCAAGCGGGGTAAGATCCTAGCGAGTGCCACCAATAAGGTTGCATCGCGTTCTAATGGTGCAGCTTCACGAGGTTCTCAAAACTTTATTCATGCAGAGAAGAATCTTTTGCGAAGTCTAGACACGTCAAAACTACGAGGTGCCGATATCTATGTTATGCGAATCCATACTAGCGATGCAGGGCTTCAATTTAAGTATTCACAGCCTTGTCCTGAATGCACGGTTCTTTTGACCAAGTGTATTCGGGAGTATGGGTTGAAGAATGTTTATTTTACAAGATAGAATGCGTCATGATGCTAAATAGGTAAGCAATAACTACAGCTACACCTGCAAGGATGCCAGCCCCCATATATGAAGGGACACCACCTGATGTGTAGGTATTGGGGATATACTGAAGAATTAGAGAGCGAGGAGTCGTCATAGAAATAATCATGGCGGCCGCAAAGAAGCCAACATATACCATAACATTTTTGACTGAGTGACGGATTACACTAAATGTATGAGCTTGGCTCGCTGTATGTACAGGCTTCTGGGGGCTTGTATTCATAGGTGAAATGAATGGATCTACACCTCCTGTAACAATTGGAGAGAATGTAGTCGACTGTGGCAACGATGGATTCTGAACAGGACCTCCACCAAGAAGATCGGCTAAGTCAGTTGCTCCGTCTGCCATTTATTTAGAGGGCGGGATTTCACAACGAGCATCTTCAGCGTGATAAGTGTAGCACTTTTTGCCAAATGAGATTACCCTCCCTTCTACTTCTTCAAGTGGTAATGCTAACGTACTTCTGGTTTGAAATGGTTTACGGAAGAGCATAATTGCTACTCCTAAACCAATTATAAATGACATTAAAGGTTCAGCTTCTCTCATGAGACTCATTTGTGTTGAGTCGCGATGAAATTAAGAGAACTCGGTTTGACACAAGGAACTTCTGTTGAAGTAAACTTAACGCATCCTGCCTTTGTATGCAGTGTCTCATTACCATCAGGCGTTGGAACTTGTGGGGAATCACGAGTAGGTGGTATAAATGTTACTGCAATCAAGAGTCCTACTATAAATCCTGCAAATGACCAGAATAATGATATCATTATTTATGACGCTGTAATTTTTCTGATACGGTTGTTGGCGGTATCAGCTACATAAAAATCACCGAATGAGTTTATAGCAATTGTGCGGGGATAGTTAAATTGACAACTTGTTTCAGCACCATCTCGATATCCTGCAGAACCCCCTGCGAATGTTGTAACAACTCCTTCTGGTGTAATTTGTCTAATACGAGCGTTACCGGAATCACATACATATAAGTTGCCATTTAAATCTATTGTAATTCCCTCTGGATAACTAAATCTAGAAGCAGTTCCTTGACCGTCGAGATATCCCAAGACACTTCCTGCGATTGTAGTAACAACTCCTGCAGGAGTAATTTTTCTAATGCGATGGTTAGATCTGTCACATACATATAAGTTGCCACTTAAATCTATTGTGATTCCATGTGGATTATTAAATCGAGCAGCAATTCCCACACCGTCGGCAGTTCCAAAGGTAAGGTTATTAGTTCCTGCGAATGTTGTAATAACCCCTTCTGGTGTAACTTTTTTAATGGAATGGACATTGCTGTCACATACATATAAGTTATTGGCTGAATCTATTGTGATTCCCTGTGGATTATTAAATTGATTACTTGTTAGTGAACTAACTGAGCCGGTAACTGGAATTTTTCTAATCCTATTATTAGAGGTATCACAGACATATAAATTTCCAGATGAATCTACAGTAATTCCTGTTGGAGTATTAAACTGAGCGAGTAATGGTGGTTGGTCTTGATATCCTGCAGAACCCCCTGCGAATGTTGTAACAACTCCTTCTGGTGTAATTTTTCTAATGCGATGGTTAGATCTGTCACATACATATAAGTTTCCACTTAAATCTATTGTCATTCCACTTAGATTACTAAATTGAGCAGCAGTGCCTTGACCGTCGAGATAACCGACAGTACTTCCTGCAAATGTGGTAACATTTTTATAATTTACCATACTAGCACCTGATGATAAAAATGTAATTTTTCTAATATTAAAGTTACCAATATCACATACATATAAATTACCACTTGAATCTATTGTCATTCCGTTTGGATAACTAAATTCAGAAGCTGTTCCCCCTCCATCAATATTGCCACGATTACTCCCTGCGATTGTAGTAACAATTTCTCCGGGTGTAATTTTTCTAATGCGATGGTTACCGTAATCACATACATATAAGTTGCCATTTAAATCTATTGCGATTCCCCGCGGATAACTAAATTGAGCTTCAGTGCCTTGACCGTCGAGATAACCGACAGTACTTCCTGCGATTGTAGTAACAATTCCTTCTGGTGTAATTTTTCTAATGCGATGGTTAGCGTAATCACATACATATAAGTTGTCATTTAAATCTA